ATGGTTGTTGTTTTACCATTTTTTCGCCCCATAAATATCAAAGCTTCTTTAAACCTGCGCAGTTTTGTTTCTTTATGAACCCAACCAAACAAACTGCCGATAATAAAATGTTGCCATGGTTGTAATACTAGTTGACGTTTAGATCCTTTGGAAGGTTTACAAAACTTTTCTATGAATCGAATAGGACGGTGCGCTAATTCTTCATCAAATACCCATTTACCTCCATTTTCTAGATATCTAAGGTGTCTCTCACATTCTTTTTTAACATATTTGCTTGTTTTTATTTTCCCTTGAGTGACTTGCTCTGCATACCATGTTGTTAATAGTTTTGGTGAAGGTTCATTTAAAACTTTAATAGTCACCGAATCCACCTTCTTCTTGAACTATCTTTTTTCTTTGTGCTGCTGTTAAACCCATAGACTTGAGTAAGTTATTTAGTGTTTGAACTGTTTTTGTCAGTTCTATGCTTAATGGATTCTTAACAATATTGCTCGCACCAGCCTTGTTTGTATGCTCTATCATCAAATCACTATTTTTAAGTTCATCTCTTAATCGGCAATAAAATTCATATGTTTCTATATACAAATTAATTAATATGTCATCAGATTTTTTATAATCCTCTATATATTCTTTTAGCTGTTTTTTTGTTAATTTCATATAAAGACCCCCTTTCATAAAAGTTTATCCGCGTTGCAAGCGAAGGGCCCCCGCCGGTACCCGTCGAAAAAACATTTTAAGCCGATGGGTAGGGGGCTATAAAAATAAATTATTTTTTTATTTAAATTTTTAGAACTCTAATTTTCTTAAGATTACTTTTGTCATTATCATTTGCATGAATTTTGTTATGACAGCTATAACAAACTGACATTAGATTATCTAAGTCTAAAGCTTTGTTAAAATCTTCATCAACATAAATAATGTGATGCACAATCTTTGCATCTGTTATAATATCTTCGCGTAAACACATTTGACAAAGATAATTATCTCTATCTAATGCTATCTCTCTTAACTTCTTCCATGCTTTTGAATGATAGAACCAATCGTATTGATATGACTTACGACCATGCTTATAAATGTTATTATGCTTGGTCATCTCTTACACCTCTTTGATTGCATAACAAAAGACACACCGCATAGCGATGTGCCTCGTGTACTTGTGTCGTATAACTTTTAGATAACTTTATACATCTTTCCGATACTATCATATTACTACAGATTTGTAGGCCTTTTGCACAATCTTTGCACAATGTTATTTGATACCTGCATGATACGCTACCGCTTTAACAAAGTTCTTTCGTATAGTAGTAACTGTATTACGATGCATGTGACATGCATCTCCTATTTGCTCTATCTTTAGCTTCTTATCTCTATTCCAATACTTTAGCCTAATTACTTTCTTATGATCTTCAGGTAACTTTAAGTATTCACTTTCAACTGCTTCGACCATTTCTTCTAGGTTTCGTAACATCTTATTAGTCAATAACCTTGTTGCCATTAGTTCAGTTGTTCTAACTGGTTCACCTTTTTGCAACGGTCCATACACAATGTTAGTGTCTAGCTCTTTCGTTGGGTTAAGTATCTCCATTCTCAATCTATTTATCTCTTTCTTGTTCTCTTGTAGGTTATATATCTCTGACTCAATATATTTAAATGTACCTGGCTTAATATCGTATGATGCCTTTCCCATCTTATACCTCCATTACTTATGCTTAGCTATTCTTGCTTTAATAGCTTTCATCAATTCTTCTTGCGTTAGTTCTTTATTTTGTAAAGCTTTATATACTCTTTGATCTATTGTGTTATCGGTCATGATATGATGAATAATAGTCGTATGATTTTGTCCTTGTCTGTATAATCTAGCATTTGCTTGTTGGTATAATTCCAAGGACCATGTAAGTCCAAACCAAACAATAATGTGCCCACCTTGTTGTAAGTTTAATCCATGTCCTGCACTTGCTGGATGTGCTATAAGCAACTTAATGTCTCCACTGTTCCAACGTTCTTTATAGTTTGAATCCTCTAATGTGGTTGCTTCCTTAAACCTTTGAAGTATTCTTTCTTTATCGTGTTTGAAGTTATAAAACAATAGTATTGGTTGGCCTTGAGACTCCTCTATAATTTCCTCTAACTTATCTAACTTCTTATCATGTATAAGTCTTACATCTTCCTCATCTGTATAAACTGCGCCGTTAGATAGTTGAAGTAGTTTCTGACTTAATGATGCCCCATTTTGAGCTACAACTGTTCCTTCTTCTTCCGATTCTAAAATATAGTTTTTTTCTAATTCTTCATATACTTTTCTTTCTTTTTCTGATAAGACTACTGTTTGTTTAGTATCAACTCTGTCAGGCATATCCAGATAATCTTTCGCTTTCATGCTTAAACATATATCTTCTATTTGTTTATATATCTTTTCTTCAGATCCGTCTCTTAGCTCCCACTTAAAAATATGTTCGCTAACTTGATGAGTTGGTTTAAAGTACCTTTCTCGATAACGACTGAATGAAGACTCAAGTCTTTCGCCTCTGTCTATCAAATAAACTTGAGCCCATAAATCCTGTAAACTATTTGGGCTAGGTGTTCCTGTTAATCCTATAAATCTATTAATGAGTGGTAATTTCTTTTTAATAGATTTAAACCTTTGACTCTTAGGACTTTTAAATGTAGACAGTTCATCAATTACAACCATATCAAATGGCCATTCTTTTTTATATTGATCGCATAACCATTTAGTATTTTCTTTATTGGTTACATAGATATCAGCCTCTGTGTTTAATGCATCATTTCTTTCTTTAGGTGTTCCTAAGACTAAAGACACTTTCAGATGATTTAAATGGTTCCACTTATCAACTTCATCAACCCATGTATCTTTAGCAACTTGTTTAGGTGCTATAACTAACATTTTTTTAGTGTCTAACAACTGCAATTCACTAAATGCTGTAAGTGTTGATACTGTTTTCCCTAGACCCATATCTAAAAACAGACCGTATTTCTCATTATCTATCACTTTATCTATTGCATACTTTTGATAGCTATGTGGTTTGAAGTCAATCGCCAAATGTTCCACCTACCATTCTGATAAAAGTATTTACTTGTTCTTTATTCCATAACACATATACTTTATGATCTCTATTTTCAAATTGTCTATGCACATATTTTTGTAAAGGATGCAACTTTCCTTTTTCTTGCTTCATTTCTACAAAATATGTTTTTCCTTCTGGCATAATAATAATTCTATCTGGCACACCTCTTGTTCCAGGTGCGACCCATTTTAAACATAAACCGTTTAGCTTTGTTATCTCTTTCACTAAATATTTTTCTAATGTCGATTCTTTCATTTATTCACCTTGTATACAAAATTTATATTTGTGTTCCGATGTTGTATCAATTCTTGCCAAACTTTTAAAAATAGCTGTTAGAGGGTTACCCCTATACCCCTTTACTCCCTAACACTACTTTTTAAACTTTATAGTGAATTTGATGCAACATTGGAAACAAACAGGGTTGAACCCTACAGCTAGAAAGGAAAGAGGTGTTGTATCATTTGTTGCATCAATGTTGCATCACCAAAAATGATACAACACCTACGATTACTTTTTACACTCCCGTGTTGCATCACTCAAAAAATGATGCAACATCTGATACAACACTCTAAAATGCATATTTATTCAATATTTCTTATATTAAATCCTCTAAACTTTCATCTCTTACATAAGCTATCTGTACACCATAATCTTTTCCAAATCGAATTTTCCCACTTTTATTACCATCATATACAGACCAATTGTCTAATTGTCTTAAGATGTTTGAAATCTTTCTAATTTCCATAGATCCTCTACTATCTCCCTTATCTTTACCAAAACATTCAACAAACACTTCAAGCGCACAGACTTTATTTCTTTTAACGTAATCTACATTTCCTGTTGGTAACATATCAACATCACCTTGATAAAATCGTCTTCGTTCAAAGATAGTTAAGTCATCCCAATTGCTAGGAATTGGTGTGTTAAGATATTCATCAATAATGCCTGTATATGGAGATTCCTCAGTATGTTTGCTTTGTATTGAACGCATTTCTTCTTCTAGTTCAGGGTTAAGGAATAAATCTTCTCCTTGTTCATAATAGTGTTTAGCTTCTGCCCAAATTTGGTCAATCTCATCTTTGGTTAGTTCAGACCAGTTCACTTCAACTCTCTCTGGATTTACAGTCATTGGCCAAAAACGTCTTCCACCAGTTTCATCTCTTAAGAAATCAACTTTATTAGTTGTACCAATGAAAATACATTGCCTTGGAAAATCTTCAATATAATGCCCATAAGCAACACGAAATCGGTCAACTTGTTTAGATATGAAATGCTTAATAGCTTCAACTTCAGCTTTTCTTGTAGCTGCAAGTTCTGCCATTTCCATTAGCCAAACGCCTTGTAAGGCCTCATAAGCTTCTTTACCTGTAACAGAAACTAAACTGTCAGAAAACCATGCACCACCTAATTTTTTTAGCAAAGCAGATTTACCTACACCTTGAGGACCATAAAGTGTAAGCATATAGTCAAATTTACATCCAGGCTCCATTACTCTAGCGATTCCAGCAGTCAATGCTTTTTTGGTAGTTGTTCTATTCACTTCAGTGTCTTCAACACCTAAGTATTTGATAAATAACTTTTCAAGACGTTTATGTCCATCCCACGATATTTTATTTAGATAATCCCTTACTGGATGATAAGCATTTTGCATTGCTACGCTTATAATGGCATCTTTTGTTTTACCTGAATGGTGTATGTCATAAATCTTTTCGATATAACTTCTTAAACTGCTATCATCACCGTCTTGCCATTGACGTATTTTAAAATTATTATTCCATGGCATTTTCCCTAAGCATTCAATTTGTTTTGTAAATTCGTTAAAGGCTATTTTTCCTTTTAAATTTGGATCATTACGCAATATAATTTCTATATTTGGGATACTAGCTTTGAAAGTACCTTTCGAAGTAATTTCTAACGTCTCAGACCATGCATCATCGCTATTTACTATTTCATCGAAATCCTGCATTGCATCAGACATTTTGTCGTTAATTAATTGCTTTTTAACAACTTCATCATTTTGCGCTCTTTGCTGCATTGCTTTATAACTAGGTAGTCGATTAACCGGAGTATCTGTATTAGCGTCATCATCTTGAGCACCATATAAGTGTATGCGTACTAAATCAAAACTGTTCACAAGCATACCGCTTACGGGATCCGTATTATGATGAGAATAGGCAAACTTGTTATTTTCGTATAACACCAATCCACCTGCAGTTGAACCTTCATGATAGGTATAACGGTTAGTAGAATGTTTTTCGTATAAATCAGGAATAAAAGTTTCTATAGCTTCTTCTATCGTATAGGCTCTACAAAATGCACCAACAATTCCCGGCTTTTCTTCTGGGTCGCCTTGCTTATCTGCTAATCTTTTAGTCTTACTCTCTTCCCTTGAAGACGTTGGCCATTCTAATGTGTCAGTCCAATCAACATATTCATTTAATATTTTATCTGGGTCTAACAAAGGTAAATCTTCATAGGTAAAGAAAAATTCTGCATCATTGCTAGTTGAAGGCCAATACATTAACCTATGTGGTTGATAAGTTGTATCATCGAAGTAATCCATGCCAACGATATCTGCGACTTTACGCCCAATAGCTTCATACTCATCTGCATTTACATTTCGTTTTAAAGGAATCACTAAACGCAGTCTTGGACTTATCTCTCTATGCTTATGTGTTGAATATAAACAGTATGCAAAATCATAAAACATAGATAATATGTCGGTCATATCTTGAGCAGCATAATCGATATCAAGTGTTAGCATTGAACGATTCATGACTTGACCAGCACGCCGTTTACCTTCTTTTAAATAACCGCCGACAAATCCGCCAACATCTTTTATATCTGCTTGTTCGGACTTAGACATTTTATTGTACTCAGTTAAATCTTCTTTAGTTCTAACTGTTTGTGCTAGCTTCTGCATAAAGTCAGACCAAGCCATATTGTGATTAGTCCAATGTGTGGATAGGCGACTAGCAGCATAAGAATATGAGACATCACGATCATATTTAATTGTTTCTATTTGAGTGACTTTGTCTAACATGTTCGGCTCCTTTCATTATTTTAGATAGAGCAGAGAAGCCAACGCCTCTCTTTAGCTTTTGAATCTTTTTCTAATTCGTTCAACTTCATTTTCATAATCTTCTAAACCTTCAACACCATTATTTTTTACTAACTGCTTGAAAAGATAAGCATTCATATACTCCAATGCTTCTATGGTTTTCATCTTATGAGAAATGCTACTTAACAAGACCAATAAAAATATAGATAAAACAATTGAAATGACAATCCACATATTTACAACACCTCCAGTGCTATTGCTACACACATTAATATAATTAATTCAAAAATGATAATAGCTATTACCATGAAACTTCAGCTCTGATTTTTTCAAAGTCACTTGGCGCTTCTACATCATCATTAGCCGTCATCATAATATATACTTGCTCAGTTACATACTTACCTAGCTCATACATTGCTAGTAAGAATAATAGTCTAAATATTTGTTTAATCATTTCCCACACTCCCTTATATTTTCAAACAACTGACCTAATTTAATAACTGCATCTCTTTTAACTTGTGACTCATATTTCTCTTTCGCTTCTTCTTTACTCTCTGCCTCAACAACTGTAAACCTTTGATTGCTTTTAGCTCGAGTTATGTGTGTATGCTTGCGTCCTGTTGAATCTTTGAATGTTGTGACTAAGTATTGCGTCACTTCCCCAAAACCTCCTTGACTCGATCTAAGATGTCTTTACACGTATCCTTTTCCTGCGTCTGCTGTTCCATCTTGTCTTTCATGATTCCTTTTCATTTTCTTTTTGTATGCGTCAATGAGTTGGTCGATAGAATAGTAAGTATTGGCGTACAAAAACGGCATTATTAAAACTTGTACAATGCTATTATCAATACCTTTTACAAATTGTTCTGTTAGTGTATGCATTACATGAACAAAATAAACTGAATGTAGTTTAGGTAAAGTAACTTCATTTTCAATCAAATCAACCATAACCTCAGTAGTTTCTTCCAAATCTTCTTCATCAACAATAGTCAAAGTTAATTGCAAACTGAAAGCTAAGTAATCAGCAATCTCATCTAATTGTGTATCTAGTGGCTTACCTGGTTGTTTCTTCCAATTTTTAAAAAACTCAAGTGTGTTAATCCACTCTACAAATTCAATAATCATACTAGCTACTGTGTCATTTAAATTTCTAGTTGGTATTCTATCGTCGAACTCCTTTTGTATTTGTAATAACTCTTGTAACTGATCAATTGTTAATGTGTTAGTTATTTTCCTGTTCCTCCTCATATTTATAGACAACTTGACCCGTCATAATCCCTACTGCTTCATCAAGATAAATATCTTCTTTGAGTGCATCTTGCATAGCATTAGGTAAACCCTCAAGTATTTCATCAAACGCTTGTGCTTTCTTATACACGTCCTCAATCTCTTTTAGTAATCCCTCTGTGTCATTGCCGTTATACGCACTAGCACTTATAACGGACTGTTCTATTTGTTCACGGTTATTCATTAGTGTCATCCTCCATTTGTCCTAAAAATTCGTAGAACTCATTTGTTCCGTCTAATTTGTCCATTCGGTACAATATAGCACTTGCGTTGATTTTAGCTCCCATGTTTATAGCTACTGCCTTGTTCGCTCTACTCTCAATCTGTAGTTCGTTAAGTCTAAAACGGTAAAATTCGTATCTTCCAAGCAATTCATTTTTGACTGTGCGCCACATGTTCTCCAGCTCTTTGTTGCGCTCTCTTAACTTAGCTATATCCACGATAAGCTCATCACGTTGCTTCTTGCACGCATCACGTTGTTTTCTCATCTTCTTCAACCTAGCTTCCATTACACCTAGTTGGAACCCTGTTTCATAGTTCATTCTATCTCCTCCAGTAACTCCGGATTTTCAAACTTATTGCCCAAGTATTCAATAGTTGGCATTTCACGAACTTCTTCAGCCTCAAAAACTCTCAATAGATGTACGTCGCCAATTATAGTGCCAATAGCGTTTCGAGTGACTACGCCTGTAGCATCTAAATAAATGTATGTTTTATCCCGTTCGATGCCCCACAGTTTCGTTGATACGACTTTTAATATATCGCCCTCGTATAATTCTCTTCCCCACAGATTTATACCAATTGACTGCATAAGTTCTACATCTGCCATTTTCTCAGTCTTTATAAACTCCTTTATAACCTTGCCGTATTCATTTTCTTTAGTTGAATAACTAACTTCGCTATTGTGAAGATCTAACGCCACAACCTCACACATCTTTTTTGTTTCGGTGTCCCATACTCGATATTTCGGCATCATTCTACTACCTCCACTTTTTCGACCTCTATGCTTGCAGTTTTGAATGGGAGTTTTTTACGAGTCAGTTTTAATGCCATATTCTTAGCTTCTTCCTCATTTATACTTTGCACAAAATAATGCTTTTTTATTTTGTAATCACATTTAGATACTAAGAACTTGATACAAAGACTTACTTTATAGGTTTGCATCATTCTACCAACTCCCCATCTTTCCAAATCAATGTCATCGTCATGTCATCGTTTAAGATATAGAATGCTTTAGTAGGCACACATCTGCCATATAAACATTCTTTTATACTAGTGTTCTCATATAGTGTAGAGTTATAGTCTCCTTCTTGAATCTCGAATAATTCAATCAACCTATCAACCTTAGTCTCTTCTGTGATATCTTCTTCAAATTCGACTTCAAAAGTATCATCAGCTGATACAAAACCTTTTATGATACAATTTCTTCCGTCATAAAGAGAGAAGCACTTATAATCAATATCACTCTTGGTTTGTGGATAAAAATTTCTTCCTGTTGCTAATCCAGGGTTATCCCATGCCCACTTAATTAATTCATCTAGTCTCATTTCTTTTTTTACTTTGATTTTCATTGTTATATCTCCTCTTGAATAGTGAATTTATCGTTAATTGATACGTATCCAGTCACATTACATAAGATGCTATCAACATCAAAAGTCACACAACAGTTGCGTTCAACATCGTTTGAATAGAGTCTTTTATTACCTGATAACTTGGGGTTATCCCAAGCCCATTGGATAAGTTCAGGCAAGTTCACTTCTTTTTCAATTTTGATTTTCATCATTTCCA